CACCTAGCTCAACTGGAAGAGCAAGAGATTTCTACTCTCTAGGTTAGGGGTTCGAGTCCCTTGGTGATCGCCAATTTCATGATGGAGAAAGCAAGTGGATAACAATTATTCTGTAATGGCTATTAAAAAAGCTGCTTTCGTAGATGAACTGAATAATGTGTTAAAAGTAAAATCTCCAGATCTAACAGAGATTATTGCATATCTTGAGGCTCGTATAAAAGAGCTCGACAATGCAATGAAAATCAAATAATTTTTGGGCGTGGGTGTTGGTACACAGGGAGTCCTTATAAGGCTTTCAGCGGCAGATTACCGTTCTCGACAGGGTTCAAATCCTTGCACGCCTACCAAACTATTGGACTGATAGCTCAACGGTAGAGCCGTCGCCTCATAAGCGATTGGTTACAGGTTCGAATCCTGTTCGGTCCACCAATTTTTTAATAATGGAGTATGCATATTGAGAGTACAATTTGATTCAAATAATTTCATCCATCAAATCAACGAGATATGCACAACCAAAAAAGTAGAGTATATAGATGCAGTAATAATGTGGTGTGAGAAAAATAATGTCGAGCTTGAGTTCATTGCTGGTGTTATCAAAAAAGAACCTACGATTAAGATGCGTATTCAAGCTGAAGCTGAGAATTTAAATTTCCTTAAAAGTGGTGCAAAATTACCTATATAGGAGCATTAGATGCCATACGTGAATGTTTGGGTTGATGAAGATGAGTTTGATCTTGATGACTATGATACTGATGATCTAATTGAAGAGCTTGAAAAGCGTGGGCATAGAGTATTAAAAAGCCCAGAAGGTTTAAGCGACATCCTATCAGGGCTTTACAGTGATTATATGACTTTAAGTAAAGAATCTTTTGAGAAAAAATTAAAGAAGTTTTTTAACGAAACACTAGACGTATATGTGAGATGATGTCAGCATTTGAAGTATATAAAGAGTACGTGTCACTAAAGAACCATTTCACCAATAGCTCTTATGATTATTTCCGTTATAATGGAAAATCAAGAACTTCCTCTAAAACATTTGAAAGCAGGAAAGATAAACTGTTTTTCATGAAGGTCGCTAAGCATCCTGATCCTAAGAATTTCATCCTTGCTAATCTATTAAAAGATGAAAAGCTATGGATCAAAGATATTGCATACGACGAAAACGCAAATAAGGTCTACCAAGATTGGACCAAACGTATCCAATCATTGACATATGTGGTCAAGGGTGATCTTAATAAGCTCCAGACAGACTTCAATTCAAATTTTATTGTGAAAAATAACTCACATCCTTATGTTGTGAAGTTATATCTGAGAAATGAGATCTGCCTGGAAACTCTAATTGTATTGACTGATCTTGTCAATTGCATATCATACTGGGATAAAAAACTCGAGTATGATCCTGTCTGGGAGCAGGTGTCTATAAAGATGAAGAAGTATAAACCATTCATACATTATGATAAAGCGAAAATGTCAAAAATAGTACTTGACTTTTACAGTGATGTGGCGTAATATAAATATAGTTGTGCGATTATACAGCACGATTAATACAATCAATACTATCAATATTATCAATACGGAGAATACATATGGTAAACTTTTCAGAACTAAAGAAGTCCTCTGGTAAGAATTCGCTAGAGAAATTGGCTGGCGAGCTCTCTAAGCTGAATGGCCAGCAGCAAGATAAGGGTGCAGACGATCGTTTCTGGTACCCTGCAGTAGACAAAGCTGGCAATGGCTATGCCGTTATCCGTTTCCTCCCACCTCCTCCTGATGAAGACGTCCCTTTCGTTCGCGTGTTCGAGCATGGTTTCCAAGGTCCAACTGGTACTTGGTACATCGAGAACTCTTTGACGACTATTGGTAAGCCAGATCCTGTTGGTGAATATAACACCAAGCTCTGGAACTCAGGCATTGAGTCTGATAAAGAGATTGCACGTAAGCAAAAGCGTAAGCTGAACTTTATCTCTAACGTCTATATCATTACTGATGAACAGAATCCTGAGAATGAAGGTAAGACTTTCCTTTTCCGTTACGGTAAGAAAATCTTTGATAAGCTGACTGAAGCAATGACTCCACAGTTCAAGGATGAAGAGCCACTCAACCCATTTGATTTCTGGGCTGGTGCAAACTTCAAGCTGAAGATCCGCAATCTTGATGGTTATCGTAATTATGATAAGTCAGAGTTTGCTACCCCAACTCCATTGTTCAATGATGATGATAAGATGGAAGCTCTATGGCGTAAGCAGAGCTCTTTGCAGGAGTTCATTGACCCTAAGAACTTCAAGTCTTATGATGAGCTCAAGGTCAAGCTTGATCGTGTGCTTGGGTTGATTGGTGGGACTGCTGCTAAGACCAGCAAGGCTGCTGATATTGATGAGGCTCCTTGGAACGAACCAAAGGCTGCTCCAGCTGCAGAGTTCAAGGCTACATCAGCACCTAAGTTTGATGAAGATGATGACGATGGTCTCGAGTTCTTCAACAAGCTAGCTAGCCGCAGTTAAGCAGCGCTGATTAAACCTTCAAAGTGCATAGCTAATTCGGCATGTGATGGTGCTACAAGACCAGCGTTTTTCGGATCGCTGGTTTTTGCATTTGAAGCTGTTGTTATATTTTTTTGTGGACCAGTAGTATTTTGTCCATATGTTCCAAACGGGACATCAGGCACTGTTACTGGTGCTTTTGGTGCTGGTGGGGTTGATGCTGCACCTAGGGCTGCTCCAGTTGTTGGTTCAGAAGGAATTTCAGCTGCCTGCTGCTTTACCATTTTGGTGAAATTACCTGCATTTTTTGCTCTTAATTCAGCCTGTGCAAATCTGTTAGCTGGTCTTTCCCATTCTGATGTCCACCATGAAGATGCTTCTTCTCCAGAACCAAATTTCTTATTGAGATAAAATCTTGTACCAGGTTCTGATAGGGCAAAATCAATCTGTTTCTTCCAGTTCTTTTGCCAGTCAGGTCCAGCATACGCGACCATATCAGAGAATCTTCTTAATTTTTTATTTGGATCATCATGATGCTGGAAAAGACCTCCTGTTGGACCATTCTCTCCAGGTAAAACTCCATATCTGCCAGGAGCAAAAGCTGATTCTGCTTGTATGTTAGTTAGCATACCTATGATATGCTCATCATCTAATCCTTTCATTTTAAGATAAGCAGTCACTTCTTCTTTGCTTATCTTATCTTTTAAGTCTTTAAATTGACCAGCACCCACCATACCTTCTTGACTGAATGGTAAAGTCTCTTTCATTGATCCAGGTGGGGTGTAAGGAACTTTACTTCTAGTTGTAGTTGATGAACCTCCACCAGTCGTTTTACCAGCTCCAGCTCCCCAACCACTCTTACCCCAACCAGCAGTATCATTTCCCATTGCGGGTGTTACAGCAGGTTGTGATACTACAGGTTTTGTCTGTGCATTCATATCTGGCATAGTAGATGTATCAACACCAGCGGCTGCGAATATTGCTGCTAGATCTTGTGGAGTTTGTGTTGTACCAGCTTTGTATTCGCCACCTTCTCTATCTACTCTTTGCGCATCTTTTCTTTTTTGTTTTAATCTATCTGCCATATTTTTATATGGGTTTGTTTTATCATCTTTACTTTTTTTAAAGATCCACCTCACAAGATCTTTAACGAAATCTTGAACAGCTTCACCATAAAGATAATCAAATCCCATACCAGCAAAAAGACCAACTGCACCACCAATTACTGCTGCAGGAAATCCGCCTATACCAGTTGTTGCAGTAGCTGCGGCTGCTGCTAATATAGAAGACAATTCACCAAGAACAACAGCCACACCGAATTCTGCAGTCAAAGCTAATATGATAGCTGTTGCTTCTTGAATCCATTGCTCATCAGACATTTTACCTAATCTTTTTCCAGAAGATACATTCTCGAAAACGTCTCCTCCTCTATTATGACCAGTTTTAACACGGTTTGTTGAAACATCTCTATCTAATGCCCATATCTGCTTAGCACCTTCGTATATTGCTGCCATAACAGCAGCATACATAAACACTTTACCACCAAACTCTAAAACTAATTCGCCAGTAGGCCATCTTTTTATTATGGCTCCATCATTAGATTTTTGTAATAATTGCTCTAATGCTTTTAATGGATTTAAAGAATAACTACCTCTTCCGCCCAATCTATTTTTCATCACTGGTTCGCCAGATGATTTAGCTCCACCTTTAGCTTCTAATGCAGCCAATTTAGCTTTTGCCGCATTGGCATCACTAATCCTAGTTTCTACGGCTTCGGCGGCACCTTCATTTAGAACTTTACCATTTTTATCTACGAACTCTCCGGCAGCATTTCTTTTTGGTTCGTATGTCGCTTTTTTCTTAAGTTTTTCAATCTCTGCTGCTTCTTCTAAAGTATAACGGGGTTCTTTACCGCCTTCTGCAGCTCTTCTTAATCTCTCTGCTTTTGTATCAGCAGCTGGTTTTTCTGCTTCGTTTCTTAATCTTTTTAATTCATCAGGTTCATTGGCTTTAGGTTTTCCATCTTCACCTTTGGGTTCGCCTTTGCCTTTATCTTTAAATAGATCTTCTACTTTTCTTGTAAATGCCCCTAATGCAAGAGGTAAAGCTGCTAAAGCTGCCCATGGTGTTCCTCCTGTGCCTGGAGAAGCATTTGTAGAAACTCCAGAACCGCCAAGTTTTAACCCATTTTTTATCTCAGTTAAAAGTTCATTAGTAGTGTTGAGTTTGTCATCAACTTCTTCTATGCTTTTATTGAGATAACCTTCTTCTCTTTTATTCTCTATAAGTATTTTTTGCATACTTTCTGTATTCTGTTTTATTATAGCAGATAATACAGGATTCATTTTTGTTATTATAGCATCACTGATAGCTTGAGCCATCGCTTTATTTGATGCTTTACTTACTGGAGAATTTACAGTCGCTTGTGCTAATTGGGGATTGGTTAGCTCGGCTAGCCTCTGTTGAATGTTAGCTGCACCAACACCATGACCTTTTTGATCATCAGATATTTTACTCAATAATGCAGCTAATTGACTCTCATTCTCGATAGTTATTGCCATTTTTAATTATTCTTTATGTTTGCTATTTTTTCTTGACCACGGGTAAATGCAGCCACACCTAAGATAGCAGCAAATGAGAGATGGATAAGACCACCATTAGATAACGTCAAAGGAACCCATGCTGTATAACCCATCTGTACACCGAATGCCTTATAGATAATTGGCATAAACATGCTTATTGATGGAAAAATAATAAAATCCATAAGATTGATCGCCATATACAACCAACCCATTGCTGGACGCCAATACGCTTTGACCCAATGCTCATCTTGTTTCTCTAATTGATTAGAGACAACTTCTTGATCAATTGATGTCTGTGCTAACCCAACTGATGATTGTGCCTGTGCCTGTGCGGTTGCTAACTGCATGGTCTGGGTGTATTGTGCATTACTGCTACCGCCAGAAGAACCATTATTGTTATTGTTGTTATCAACAACTACTATAGTAGGAGCTGGCGCAGGTGTTACTGGCGTAGGATCATTGTCATCATCTGGGTTTGCGAATTTAGCCATTTTGCCTCGTCTGTTCTTCTCTCTCTTTAAGGAATTTCATCAACAGCTCATAGTAAATATCACGTTCAAATGGAAATAGTTCTTCAATCTCTTTTATAGAATATTTATGATGCTGAGCCAGAGAAAATATTGTTTGGTAATAATTCTCTAAACTATTATGACTCAGCGCAAGGTAAAAAAATCAGATAACGTATCTAATTCTATTGTTTTTTCTTTCCCAGTAGAGTTTTTAT